CGACGGCTTCTCCTTACGGGCGATTCGGTACATCATTTCAGCCTTTGCGCCGTTGATGATCTTACCCGCAATGTTAGCAATCTCCGATGCCTCTTTGATCTCGATCTCTCGTGCCCGAAGCTCTGCATACACGCGGCCCAAATCGGCCGTCAATTCCCGGATGTTCTTAATCTCTTTCATCGTTTTGTTGTTTTTTGATTTCTCGGTATAACTTTAGTTGAATACGTTTGTAGTCGATTGTTTCGGGGGTTACGGGGAGGTTGCAGCGCTTTAGTTTATCCATTAAATACCCGTCAGTCAGATTCTCGCGTTTCTTTCGGTCATACGCCCGGTACATTTCGAGATTAGCTGCGTAATACTTGCTGGCATTCGCCCGGTACTTTTCGAGATTAGCGGCGCGCCACTTACGGTGCTTTTCCCGCGCCTTTTCGGAATTAGCTGCGTAATACTTTCTGGCATACTCCCGACACTTTTCGGAATTGGCTGCGTAATACTTGCGGTCATACTCCCGACACTTTTCGGAATTGGCCGCGTAATACTTGCGGTCATACTCCCGGCACTTTTCGAGATTAGCGGCGCGCCACTTACGGTGCTTTTCCCGCGCCTTTTCGAAATTGGCTGCGTGCCACTTACGGTTATTTTCCCGCGCCTTTTCGAAATTGGCTGCGTGCCACTTACGGGACTGCTCCGCCTTGCATTGTTTGCAAATATGGCTATGACCTAATACGCATTCCTTATTCTTCGCAAACTCTTCCAACGGCTTTTCCTGCCCGCATTTGCGGCAGACGCGGGTAATGTCATCCATAATTTCTTACTTTTAGGGGTTATTCGTAGATAGGACGCCAGCCGACAATACTACTATGGCGGTAATACTATTGCGACGCAGGGAGGATTAGAACAGCCGCCCCTGAACATTATCATCCGGACGCCTCACAGCATCCGCCCACCGCTCGTGTACGAACATCTTTTCTACGCGTTTTATCGTTTTTGATGATGAATAGGTGCATGCTTTGTCAATACTCGCAAAGCATATAAAGTCGTCCGGCATGGAATATTCCGAAACGAACACCGGGAATTCCATGCTGCGCAGCCATCTATAAAATCGTTCATGGTCGAAATCGTCGATATACCCCGACGTGTTAGCATACGGCGGGTCGCAGTATACCGTCGCGCCCGGCGGTATAGCAACATCGCTGTAATCCTTTCGGGACAGTTTCAGTCTTTCCAGACTTTGCAGACTTTCCAGTCTTTCCAGACTTTGCAGTCTTTCCAGTCTTTCCAGACTTTGCAGACTTTCCAGACTTTGCAGTCTTTCCAGTCTTTCCAGACTTTGCAGACTTTGCAGACTTTCGTTTAAGGGCGCCCACGGAATAGTTAACGCCGGTAAAATTTCTTGCAACTTCTCGTATTGTTCAGAGGATGGCAACATCCATTGAGATTCGCTAAAATAATGCCTACCCATATAATTCCCAAGGCGTCGGTCGACATCTTTTTTCGTAAGACCGGATAATTTCAGGGCGTTCTGTAAATATTTTCGCAAATACGCTGATTTAACCCGAAAAACATCTGTATGTATCGCCTTTGTATTCAATGTGCCGTCCGCATTGTATTGAGGTGCCACGTCGCACGCTGCGCACAACTTCAGCACCTTTTGCGTCAGCTCTCCTATTTTATCACGGACTTTTGCAAATTCCCGGACAAATCCTTTCCATGCCAACCGCGCGCTCGTGGGCGTTCCCGCGGAAAATATCGCGTGCATGTGTTTTTTGAACCGCTCAACCTCCGGAGCATACATATATGTCTTCATATCGTTCCCAAAGCTCCAGCAAAGACGCACGTAGGGGTCGTCATCTTTGAGACGGAGGAAATCCTCCCGACTGATCCATCGACATTCATTCCGGTATTTCCCATCGATGGCATCACGGAAGACTTGGGGATATTCCGTAATATCGTTTGCAATGAAACGTCCGAATTTACCAGACAATATGGCAGCGTGAGTTACCGCACATCCTCCGGCGAACAAATCCACGAACGTATGCGACGCGGGAAGATTCGAAATAACCCATTTCGCAATACTATTCTTAGAACCCTTATAAGGTAATCCGTAATTCATAACTAATCTAAATTCAATGCCATCCTCCGCGACCTCTCGGCATTCTTGAGGTAGCGTGTTTTGTACTTCTCATTGGCCTTGTCGGGTGTAACCCAAAGCACCGTGTTGTTGTCGAGCCGTAAAGGCACCAGTCCTTTGTCTTTGAGCTCTTGAAGATATTTATTCATGGTCGTTTGATTGTATCCAAAAGAAGCGGGGGCTTCTGACTGCCCCCGCGGTGGCGGCGTTACTGTGCTTCGCGCCGCCGATTTGCGTTCTTTATCTCCCGTTTCGTGGGCTTAGCCCGCCTCGGCCTTGCTACTTCCTTCACGCAGCCTCGGATTGTCGAGGGATATACCCTCTGTCAGCTTCCGTTGTGACAGACGCCCAAGCGCCCGATCAAACTCACAACATTAGGGTTAGAACCCCGTTGAGCTACCCGGATTCGAACCGGGAGTACCGCCTCCAAAGGGCGGTGTGTTAACCATTACACCATAGCTCAATAAAAGCCGCCTGAATCTCCACTCACCCGCGCCACCGCGCAGGGCTTCGATCTCGGCGGCACACCATCCGCGGGCTTCACAACTGGCCAATGGCAAATACCAAACTTAAAATGCGATTTGCGGATTATTGGCAGGAATCCGCGACCTGTGGCATATAGTACTCGTTAAACTGTGTCGGCCGCCCGTCTTCCGTAACGGCCTTCTGTTTGTTCGAGCAAATGGAATATCCCATTTTCCGGAGCCGACTGATGATCCGGCGCAGCTCCGTTGTGTGGTACAGCCTCTCAGCCTTGCGAACAGTCAGCCTGCCGCCGGCCTTGAGATAGGCCAGAATTTTATTTTGAGGATCGTGTTTCATGGCCTTTGATGTATTTGCCGCTTTTCCCACGGGTACGGTCGAATTTCCTGAGCCTGCCTTCCAGTTCGTCGATGCGCTTGTACAGGGTATCACGTGCTTGAGTGAGCGCCAATACCTCGTGTTCCCGCTCGATAAGGCGTCCATCCGCTTCATTGCGCTCGCAAAGGCATGTAGCAAGCCGCACCTCCAGGTCTTCGATCCGTTTCCACATTTTCCACCTGGGCGTCAGGTCGAAGCATAGAAATCTCCTCTTCCTCAAAGTGTTCTTCTCCATAGTATAATTGTTTTAAGGTGTTGCAAATAAGCCCGCGCGCACTGTAACTTTAAACTCCATTTCAAAACTGCGCCACCGAAAAGCGCACGCGGGCAAGATGCAGACCTCACGCCTAAAATGAAATAACCCACTGCTGAAAGAACGGTGCGCAAGGCCTGCCATAGAGCCTGGATAGGCGGTCAAGCCACACCAGGCGTAATAATCAATACGGCTCTCCGGATTACTCCGGGTCATCGCTCGTTCATTGGTATTTATCTGTTGCCAGCCCTTCTGCGCCAAGTCGCTCGCCGGGTTTTACATCCGCTCGGATGGTTCTCGTGTATCAATGTGTCAAAGAACACAGAAATTGCTTTTGCCTTGCGGCGGGGTTAGTGCCAGCAATCAAACCCCTCACCTATGCGGTGGCTATCTTGGAGGTGCGGCAGGATTCGAACCTGCATTTATTGTTTCGCGTTTCACAAGCCGATACAAACCATAAGAGGTTGCCGTTCTCTCGTCTCTCCTTAATCGTTCTCTCGTTGAACTACGCACCCTGTGATGCTATTCCTTTTTGATGTGAAGCCGCTCTACCGGAATGCCTTTCATCTTGGCGATTTCATCCATCGTTACTTCGACAATCTCAGTTTCAGGATCAGGTTCATAAACAAGGCGAAACCCTAATGTGTAAAGCTCGTCGCAAGTGAAATTGTAAGGCACATTGCCGTTCTCTCTCTTGCACACGACCAATTCTCCACTACGGAAAATCACCTCCCAAGTGTTTGATTCGTATACAAGCTTATCCCCTACCTGCCAATCCTTGAAAGATTCGGCCTCTTCTTTCGTCGAAGGGTGGATACAAAGATTTGAAACGTTGTTTTTGATGAGTGCCATCTCGCTACCATCCTCGATGTGCCAACTGCATTTGAAGCCTAATTTGTCTTCGCAATCGGCTCCATCCTTCACATTTTGGCATAGATAAATACTCCCTTCCTCTACCTGAATACGCCCTTCAACTGGGATGTTGTAGATGTTGGCCTTGAATTTCTTGCCCTTGCATTGCAGTAAATTTTCCATACTATTTTATTTTTGGTTTATGAGTTTTTTTTTGTGTTTAAAGTCCGTGGTTGTTAGCCCATATCACGAGTTCGGCAAGCGTTGTCGACCCTGTGCGACGCATAGCGTTTCGTTTGTGTGTTTCGACCGTCAACTGGGAAAGTGATAGTATTTCGGCAATCTTTTCAGTCTTATACCCCTCTTTATAGAGGCGGACAATCTCTTTCTCCCGCATTGTCAGGTTAGTATTAAACTCTGGGTTACAGATTACTTTATAGTATTTGCACTCCCCCACCAGCGGACAAGCAACATTCTCGAAGTTGAACCGGCCGAACTCGTCCATATCGGGTATTTTATCATACATCCCGAAGTTGCAGCGGATGAATCGGTGGGCACACCTGTATTTGAAGTAAGGGGCGTTCGCTTTACTCTTGTTGTAAATCTCCGACAACGCCTTGAATGCCTTGGGGTAATCCAGCTCAATGACCGAGAACAAAGCATCCGTAAGCTCTTTATCTTCTTCCATGTAGGTGCGCACTCCCTTTTCATCGCGGATCTGCACCTCTCCTTCGGGTGAGTTAAAAAACTCTACGTTATTTAACCTTTGCATGGGTACCTTTGTATGGATAATCTTCTGGGAATAATGCGTCGCCGGGGAACCTATTTTCAGAGAATTTATATACACAGAATGCTATGTTATCCCTGTCTGACTTGTCAGGACGGGTGTGTCCGTGCGCCCATCGCCATATTGTTGTCCTGTCCTTTCCTGTCACAAGACGAATTTCTGCCCACAACTTACTTTTGCGAGTCTTCCCAAGTGTAGAAACATATTCTTGGAACGGCAACTTTACAGCGCGCTGATTTGCAGTATTCATATTCATATTATTTGTCCAGTATTGCCATGATCCGCTCAATGCAGGCGGCCTGCTCCTCGAGTAGTGCCGTCAAGCGGTCAGTCGATTGAATTACTTCGTTCATATTGCATCGTGCTTTAGTCACCATAGTACATTCCTCGGACACCATAGAAACCTGTCGGCACTTTCAGCAGTTCGGGGCGGTACTCCGTGGCCTTCGGCTGCTCCGTCGGGCGGTTCTCGATCTTCGCGGTCAGCATCGCCAACTTCTCGTTGCGCCAAGCCTTGCGCAGGCAATCCCCCAAACTCTTGCCCGGCTGTACCTTTTTAAGGTACCAGGCGTTCTTCATGATCTTCGATTTGTCGTAAGTTGCTTTCATCGCGTTGTCCGTTTTTATTACCTTCAAAAAGGTACAATCGTCAAATATTCAGTCCCCACGCTTGCGTTTTTCATCTTAAATCGTATATTTGTATCAGCTTTGTGGGTTTCACATTGCAAATATAGAATATAATTCTAAGAATTCGATGATTTTCTTAGAATATTTGCATAAATAATATTTATACGATTTTAAAATAATATTAAGCCTCTGATATCATGACCCTTAAAGAGAGAATCCAAGCGTATTGTCAGTATAAAGGGATTTCTGTTTCGCAATTTGAGAGACAGGCGGGGCTTTCAAATGGATATTTTAAAGAGGGGAGCAAAATGCCTCGCCCTGACAGAATCTCTAAAATTCTAAACAAATTTCCTGACATCAATAGAAACTGGCTCCTATACGAAGAAGAGCCCATGCTCAAAACTACCGACCAACCTGTCAGCCAAGGAGGCGAAGACGTCACGCCAACGAAAGCTGAACTAAATAACCCAAAAACTATGGAGAGATTCTTAGATTCACTACTCCGCCAAAACGAGGAGTTGATTCGGCAAAACGGGGCTTTAATTGACCTGTACCGAGAAGAGAGAGCGAAAAGCAAGGGCGATGTCGCCCAAAAAAAAGAGGCATAGCGGTATTCTAATTAGCCTTATGCCATCTTCATTAGAGCGGAAGCAATATGATAAAATAGAACCACCCAAAATAAGCTCCATATAATCGAGCTACACATTTAAAGGAGATTACGGTCTCCTTTAAAAATGACCGGGGCGCCCGCAGACCAAAACATAAAAACTTCGGATTATTTCAATAGCACAAA